CTTTCTGTTCTTGGAAATTAAACGTTTAGATATGGACATTAAGTCTTCGGTGTTTACAGTTTGTTCAGCCTCAGCTTCGTTGAAGTCGATAAGAATATATCGTGGGGCATTGTTTTTTAAAATTATAACAGAGCCTTGCTTATCAACCATTTTAGCTATGCGTGAGAAATTTTGATTGGCTTCAGTTATTGAGACTAGATTATTTGTATTTACTTTCATGTGAAGACCCTCCTTTCTTCTTTCTGTAGTTATTATAGCAAGAAAATAGGATGAATTCAACCTATAAAAATAAAAAGGTGCAGGTAGGGGGAGGTCAAATCTTAAAACTCTGTAAAGGGAGGCACGGGCGGGGGGCTTCACGCACAAAAAGAGCAGTTCAAACAGGGGATTAACCCTAAGATATAGATTGAGGAGTGTGAATAATGGCAAGGGACGGTACAAACCGTGGTGGCAGAAGAGTCAGAGCAGGTGATAAGCCGGCAGGGGCTGCCGAGAAAATACAAAACGGGAAAATGGTAAAGGTTCTGGCCAATGATATTCCGGTACTTAAAACAGCGGAATTAGAGGCAGTGGATTTACCGGAAGGCGCGGTTTTAGAGGGTGCGGATATGCCAAAACCCAGCGACTATTTATCGGCAAGGCAGAAAAATGGAGTTCCCTTAGGTGCTGATGCAATATATAAAGAAACCTGGCTGTGGTTAAAAGAGCGCAACTGTGAAAGATTAGTAAATCCACGGCTTATAGAAACCTATTCACAGGCTATGGCAAGATATATTCAGTGCGAAGATGCAACAAGTACATACGGCTTATTGGGGAAGCATCCAACGACTGGCGGGGTAATGACCTCGCCTTTTGTACAGATGTCCCAACAATATCAGAAAAGCGCCAATCTTATCTGGTATGAAATTTACGACATTGTTAAGCAAAACTGCACAGAGGTTTTTGAGGATAGCACGACAGATACCATGGAGCTGCTTTTGCGGGCAAGGAGAAAATGATGATGGAGCTTACGGCTTTTTTACATAAACTGAAATTTTATAGACCAAAGCTTACTAAACAGCAGGTCAGAACTTTAAAGGGACAGGCTCTCGCTGACAATATCAAGGGTGCTGAAAAGGTCCTTAGCAAGATTTTGGAAGGAACAGTGCTTAATGGAAAAAACAACAACGGAAATGCAGTTAGTAACTATAGAAAAATTAGTACCTTATGTTAACAACGCTAGAACGCATAATCCACAACAGATTCTGAAACTACGTTCATCGTTAAGGGAATTTGGCTTTATTAATCCTGTCATTATCGACCGGGAACATAACGTGATAGCTGGTCATGGACGAATTTTAGCAGCCAAGGAGGAAGGCATAAAAGAAGTACCCTGCGTATTTGTGGACTATCTTACTCCGGCTCAAAAGAAAGCCTATATTTTGGCGGACAACCGTATGGCCATGGATGCAGGATGGGATGAAGAACTGCTCAGAGTGGAGATAGAGAGCCTGCAAGGTGCAGATTTTGATGTTGCCTTAACAGGATTTGACGAAAAAGACATAGCTGAACTGTTTGCAGGAGATGATGGTGATACGCAGGAGGACGATTTTGATGTGGACGGGGAGCTTAAAAAGCCGCCGGTTTCTAAAGACGGTGATGTATGGTTGCTTGGAAAGCATCGCCTAGTCTGTGGGGACAGCACCAAGGAGGAAACCTATGTAACTCTTATGGATGGGAAGAAAGCTAATCTTGTTGTAACGGATCCGCCTTACAACGTCAACTATGAAGGCGGTGCAGGAAAGATTAAAAACGACAATATGGAGAATGATAAGTTTTACCAGTTCCTGTTAGATGCTTTTACAAACATGGAAAGGGTAATGGCAGAAGATGGCAGCATTTACGTGTTCCATGCAGATACCGAAGGCTTAAATTTTAGAAAGGCATTCTCGGAAGCAGGCTTTTACTTGTCGGGAACTTGTATCTGGAAAAAACAGAGCCTAGTGCTTGGTAGGAGTCCATATCAGTGGCAGCATGAGCCATGCCTTTACGGTTGGAAAAAGAAAGGCAAGCATCAATGGTACTCCGACAGAAAGCAGACTACCATATGGGAGTTTGATAAGCCGAAGAAAAACGGTGACCATCCGACCATGAAGCCGATTCCACTTATTGCCTATCCGATTAAGAATTCCAGTATGAGCAATTGCATCGTTCTTGATCCGTTTGGCGGCAGCGGTAGCACTTTGATAGCCTGCGAACAGTTAGGCAGAATCTGTCATACCATTGAGCTAGATGAAAAATACTGTGATGTTATAGTAAAGCGTTATATTGAGCAGGTCGGCTCTGCAGATACTGTATCGGTCATCCGTGATGGAAAGACCATCCGCTTTGAGGATTTGGAGGTCAGCGGCGATGGAAAATAACTTAAAAGTTTCTACATAATTAGCTTGCTATTTATTCCTTTTAGAGTGATATATGTAGTACCGAAGAAAAGGAGGTACTTACAAAATGAAAGTTATTTACAACATCACCGACAGAAAACCATTTGTAAAGGCATTAGAAGAAATTACTGGAGCCAAAGCGGTTTATCAGAAAACACCAACTTATGCTTATGCAGTGGACTATTTCACAGTAACCAAAGACGGAAATCTTACCTTTAACGACATGGCAAACAGCGAAGAAATCGAGCAGGTGCTAGAACAGCTTGAACAAAAAGGCTTTCACTGCAAGAGTTCCGCATATGATGAACCACAGCCGGAAATCGCTAGTAAAGAGCCATTGGCTGCATACGGGACTACGGGAAAAAAACTTAAAAACGAAACTGCGGGGTTGACAGTGGCAATGCCATTGGATGCGGTGCTTGCAGGCAACCTTACCAATCTTCTGGAATCCAAGAGCAGCCTTATCAAAAAGGCACTGGGCATCAGCGAACTTCCCATCATTATTGATGCAGATAAGATTTCCTTCCCTTGGTTTTCAGACGGCTTGGCTGCTGATACCGTCAAAGCTTACACGGATTTCATTTCTGCCCTCTGCAAAATGAGCCGAGAACATAAACGCATCTCCAGCACGGAAAAGGAAGTCCCCAATGAAAAATATGCTTTCCGCTGTTTCCTTCTTCGATTGGGGTTTATAGGAGAAATTTATAAAACTGACCGTAAAATTCTGCTGAAGAACCTTAACGGCAGCAGTGCCTTTAAGAGCGGTGCGAAAAAGGAGATGAATAGCGATGAGATTTCCGAATAAAGAAATTGTTGAGAAAGTACGCAGAGAATACCCTGCAGGAACAAGGGTAGAACTGGTGAGAATGGATGACTGCCAAGCACCGCCTCTTGGAACGCTTGGGACTGTTACTGGGGTGGATGATACCGCTTCATTGATGGTGGATTGGGACAATGGCAGCGGTCTTAATGTTGTTTACGGTGAAGACCTAGCGGTAAAGATTGGGGACGGTGACAATGACTGAAACGATTAAAAAGCAGATACTTTCTATTCGTGACAGCGGCCGCACCAATATGTTTGATACTAATATGGTTCAATATCTTGCTAACGAGCTTGGCTACTACGAATTGGTAATCTTTCTTGAAGAACATAGTAAGGAATATATAAGATTTATCCTTACAGGAGAGCAATAAAAGATATGCTTTATTGTACAGAAATGACTTGCTATCATGAGCCTTTAGAGTCTAACTATAGAATGTCAACCCCTGAAATGTAGATTTTCGCTGATTTTTGAGGAAATTATTTAATTATCTATTTCTTGCACGACAAATAGACATCCGGAGGATGCCTGAAAAATTTATGAAGGATTGTTGTGCTTATGCTGCTTCGTATAGAGTGCCGTTCGTTTCCATGGCGTACAGCATTCTTACGAGACGCTTTGCTGCATGCGATATAGCTACATTATAGTGTTTGCCTTCGGCTCGCTTTTTAGCTAGATATGCGGCAAATCCGGGATCATAATTGCACACGTGCTTCGTGACATTAAACAGAGCGAACCTGAGATAACGTGATCCACGTTTTTCCATGTGAGCATAGCTGCTGATCATCTTTCCGGATTGATATGTAGATGGTGACATCCCGGCGAAAGCAAGTATTTTATCAGGAGAGTCAAACCTTGAAAAGTCACCAATCTCCGCAAGAATGATTGCTCCCATTTGAGTTCCGATCCCGGGTACGGATGTAATAGTGGTAGTTTCCTCATCCATTAGCTTTTGTATTTCGGTTTCCACCTCTCTTATTTCACTTTCGATAGCCCGTACATCAGCGATGGTATGACGCAGTTCCAGCGATTTTGCCGGGATTTTGGCACCGATGGATGTTCGAGCAGCCTCACGAAAAGTGATTGCCATTTCTCTGCCGAATCGCCCTTTGGAAGCTTTTGAAAGTATGTTTGTCAGCCTGGTGAGATGAACAGATGCCACGTACGAAGCACCCGGTAATTCCTCCAGCATGGTATAGATTGAGGATATATGGATGCAAGGAACAAGCTGTGATAATTCGGGAAAGAGGATTGTAACAAGCCTTGAAATGGAAGATTTCTGCCTTGAACGTTCCTGAACTCTGGAAAATCTATACCTTGTCAGAGATTTCAGGTTTTCTCTGTGATATGATGAAACCGAGTAGGGTTTCAGGCTCAAATCGGTCAGAAGCATAAGTGCAATAGTTCTCGAATCAATCCGATCCGTCTTTGTTTTCCGAAGGCTTAATCCTTTGCGATAAAAATTCGTGTGAAGCGGGTTAATGACATAAGCGGTGAGATGCTTGTCAAGCAGATATGAGAGAATGTTGTAGTTGTAATGTCCGGTTGCCTCCAGCCCTACTTTTACTTTGGATAGATCTGGTGCAACAGAGCGGATTCTCTCGTACAGGATATCAAAGCTCTCACTGTTGTTGGTGATGGTAAAGATGTCGAAAAGCATCTCTCCATCGGTGTTTGTGATGCAGCAATCGTGCTTATCTTTTGCCACATCGATACCTACTAGGATCATAATGGTACCTCCTCGTATTATTTTTGATACTGTTCTAATCCACAGAGCTCTTTGCTCTTGTAAACTCGTTCTACATAAACCGTCGTGCGGTATCTAACTGATTAACAATCAGACAAAGAGACTGTGGCTGGAAACTCTGAAAAACCGTCTGAGCGGTAGTGATAAATATCACCAGTCCACAGCATCTTAGAACAGTATACCGTATGCTCCTTTCAGGGCATGTGATCAAGCTTATCTGCTTGACTTACTTAATAATACGAGTGATATATAGTGTCGAAAGGAGCTGATTTTATGCGGACTATCCGTAAAATCGAACAAAGCATACCAATAATCAAGAAGCGTAAGAAAGTCGCAGCTTATGCCCGCGTCTTCATGGAATCGGAGCGGATGCAGCATTCCCTTTCGGCGCAGGTCAGTTATTACAGCAGCCTGATCCAGAAGAACCCGGACTGGGAATACGCCGGCGTCTATGCGGACTACGGCATCTCCGGGACTAGCATCAAGAAGCGGCAGGATTTCCAGCGGATGCTGGAAGATGCGGAAGCGGGTAAAATCGATATCATCCTCACAAAATCTATCCAGCGGTTTGCCCGGAATACGGTCGACCTTCTCCAGACAGTGCGACGCCTGAAAGAACTGGGTATTGAAGTCTGGTTTGAGAAAGAAAACATTCATACCATGAGCGGGGATGGGGAGTTGATGCTGACTATTCTTGCTTCTTTTGCCCAGGAGGAAAGCCGTTCCCTCAGTGATAATATCAAGTGGCGGTTTCGTAAAAAGTTTGAACAGGGGATTCCTC